TGACGATACTAAAATAAAAAATATTGTTGCTGGTAGACGAGAGTTGTCTGATGTAGGGCTCGCTGTACGTGCAGATCAAGCACTTGGTACACGTACTTCTGATCTAGTAAGACGAGATGTTGGTAAATTGCTTGGTCGAGCCAATATCCAAGAACGAGAAATCGCTGCTTCTTTGACACCGCTTAGAGGGCTAACAAGTAATCTTCTTGGTGAACAAACTATGAGTGGCGGAACATTAACTCGTGGTGCGTTTAATCTTGATCCGGCTAGTGCTGAGGCTGTGCGACGACGACGTGAAAGTCGAGTTGTACCATTTGGGGGATCATCGGGGATGATGGCATCAACTACTGGTGTGGCACTAGGCGAAGCTACCTGAAACTTGCAATAAAAAATTATGTGTAGTATAAATAGTGTTGTTATTCGGCCCTTCCGAGGTGCGCCGTGTTACATTTCCATCCGAAGTACCACCGCTGAGGATGTGTTTAGGTAGGTGAGTGACATATGACAGACATTGACTCCACTGGCAACAGTGAAAATTCTGGCAGTTCAACTGAATCGAAACCGAATTGGCGACGAGATTTGGAGAATCGTGCTAAGGAAGCCGAGCAACAAGCGGCGGAAATGGCATCTCAACTTCAGTCTTATCAACGTCGGGATACGTTCCGTTCAGCAGGACTTGATCCTGATGATGCTCGTGTTAAATATTTCGTTAAAGGTTATGACGGTGAACTCGATGCTACTGCTATCCGAGAGGAAGCTATGGCAGCCGGGTTTATAGGTGCAGATGCTCCTATGCCTGAACCGAATTTAACGAATGATGCATTAGCAACAGAACAGCGTATTCAGGCCGCCGGTGAAGGTGGAGAACCAGTTGTTTCACCCGACCTCGAAGAACGAATTAAAGCGACAACGAATCAAGATGAGTTGCGTGCTTTGATGGAATCTGAAGGCATTTTATGGGGTGCTACAGCCTAATTTGCTAGCCAACGGAGTCCTAACGATTAGGATTTCAAGTGGCATATACAACCACCTCCACACTTGACGATCAGGTAAAAACGGCGTTCGATCAGGTTGCGTACTTTGCTTTACGTTCGCAGCCTCTTTTTGAAATGGTCGCTGATGTCAGGTCAACCGCTCAGAGCCATAACGGTTCTGGCGTACAATTCACGTTCTACGCTGATATGGCGCAGGCAACTACGGCTCTCACTGAAGCTAGTGATGTAACTGCTGTTGCTTTGACTGATAGCGCAGTAACTGTAACTCTTGCTGAGTACGGTAATGCTGTTATCACGACCGCTAAGGTGCGTGGAACTTCATTCCTCAATGTTGACTCTGATGCAGCCAACATTGTTGGTTACAACATGGCTGACTCGCTCGACAAAATCGTTTCAGATGTTGCCAACGCTGGCACAAATGTAACGTATGTCGGCCAAACAAGCCGTGGCGCTATCACAGCTACTGATAACTACACCGCTGCCGAAGGTCGTAAGGCCGTCGCACAGCTTCGTACCCGTAATGCTCCCGGTTGGGATAACGGAAACTACATGGCGATCATTCACCCTGACGTTTCCTATGACCTTCGTGGAGATACAGCGGTTACTGATGTTATTCAGTATCAACTGTACCAAGAAGGTGCACCAATTCGTGCAGGTTCAATCGGTACCTTTAACGGCATCGAATACATTGAGAACCCACGGGCCGGTCTAATCGCCGACGGTGGTACAAGCAATGTTGATGTTTACCAAACTCTTATCGTTGGTCGTCAGGCGCTCGCAAAAGCGTTCTCTCGTGCCCCCGGATTTGGTTCTGATCCAAGCATTGTTGTTGGTCCTGTGACTGACACATTGCGTCGGTTCAATCCGATTGGTTGGTATCACCTCGTTGGCTACGGCATCTTCCGAGAAGCCTGTATGCAACGTGTGGAAGCATCATCCAGCATTGGCGATAACTAATAGTTAAAGCCAAAGAGGAGTGGGGGGCCGGGTTTTCCCCCTTTCCCCGGTCCCCCGCACTCCTCTGCTATGATTTCAGTCATGCCTATCGTTGATGGAAAGAAGTATCCTTATACTGCTAAAGGTAAAAAGGCTGCTGCTGCCGCAAGGAAGAAGAAAAAGAATGCAAAAACCAAACGGTGATGTAACGATCAGGCCAAAGCCGATCCAAGGAACAGGTACTACTAATGGCTAGTGGTCTATATGTTGAGACTTTCGAGGCTGCGTTAAAGAACGATCTTGCGCTTGATATGGATAACGACACTTTCAAATGTGCGTTAGTAACAGCTAGTTACACTCCGAACTTCGAGACTCACACAAATTACACAGATATAACTAACGAACTTCCAGCTACGGGTGGTTACACTACGGGTGGCGCAACTCTTACAAGTGTCGCTATGAGCAGTAGTTCCGATGGGACAGGCACAATTAAATGGGATGCAGATGACGTATCGTGGACCAGTTCCACGTTGTCGAATGTACGAGCCGGAGTTATCTACGATGACACGGTGACGAACGACCGTCTGATTGCATACATAGATTTCGGGGGAGATTTCAGTACAACGTCAGGCACATTCCAAATACAGTGGAATGCGTCTGGTATTTTCACCCTTGATTTGGTTCCATAGGAGCAATAATGCCAACGTCAAACTATCCAACATCTCTTGACACAACCTCAACGCAGGTAACTCCAAGCTCAACAACTGACTTGGATGCGTCAGGGTACGAACACGATCAAGTTCATGGTGCAGCTTCTACTGCTTTGATTGCTGTAGAAACAAAACTAGGTATTAGCGCTTCGCCTGCTGCTTCGGCATCAACGAACGCTTTCTTGGAGCACAGTGGTACTGGCACGACAGGGTGGACTAACACTTTGACGGGCTCAACGATTGCTGGCGCAACTCTTTCTGGTGCCGTTGTTGGTGCAGATCAGATCATGTCGGCAGTAGTTCACAAGGATTATGCCGAAACGGTGTACGCCGGTGGGAACACAAGTACCGCAGTTACTCTCGATGAAACTAACGGCAACACTCAGACGTGGACGATGACAGGTAACTGTACGTTTACGATGCCTTCGGGTTCTGGGTTGCAGGCTGGTACTGCGTTGACATTGATTCTTACGCAGGATGGTACGGGTTCTCGTACTGGTGCGTTTACTAGTGTGAAGTGGGCTGGTGGTACTGCTCCGACGTTGACGACTACTGCGACTACGGGTGTCGATATTCTTACGTTTATCACTTTTAATGGTGGTAGCTCTCCGGTTTGGTATGGGTTTACCGCTGGGGCGGATATGTCGTAATGCCATTTGGGGCCGGTAAGGTAGCTTTACTTGGTGCCGCCGGTTCAGGTGGCGGCGGCAAGGGTTGGGAAACTCTTGGCACCGCTGATTATGGTGGCGAAGCGAGTGTCAATTTCACGAGTATTGACCCAACTCTATATTCGGTATTGCGTGTAGTTTTTTGGGAACCGGGAAATACTTCCGCTGGCGGAGCCAACCCAGTAATGCAAGTCCAGCCGATAAACACCGGTAGTTATCGTAATAACTGGGGGTATGAGTACGTGAAAAATGGTTCTCGGTCTGTGTATGATGATCGTGAAACAACGTACGCAGAAATGTGGAAATCAATCGCTTCTGGCGATTCTTCCAACGTAGGATACGGACAAAGTTTTGTTGCGTATTTTACGACTGGGCCAAGAGATTCTCAAACTAGTCGCCAAGTTTGGCGTTCTATGCATAACTGGTGGGGAAACGGCAATAACCCAGCTATAGACAACGCTTGGGGAGCTAACTCCTCGTATGCTTATGGTGCCCCCGACACCGAAGGTACCACTAATCTTTATTTCACTGTAACTAGTAACTGGACTCGCCCATCTGGCGCAGTTATCAGTCTTTACGGATTGGCATTACCATAATGGAAGCTGTAGCCCAAGTTGTTGTCGAAGATACTACGACAGCCTCCGCTTCGTTTACGACTCTGCCTCAAACTCATTCATCTTTACATATTGAAGGTATGGCTGCATCAAATAATACTGGTTCGGCAATCGATATTTATGCAACGTTCAACAACATAACAACAGCGTCATATGATTATTGGTATCGCGAAGTTGACCGAACCAATGGTTCAGAGAATAACTATTACACATGGAATAGTTCTTCAAATAATGCTTGGATTTGTCGGGTACCCGGTACTCAAAGTGGGGCAGCAGGAGCTTCCAACGTTATGGCGTTAATGCAATTCGATTTGACTCAATATCGTTCCACCGATAATGGATCGCCAACAATTCGCGGAGCTTCATGGTTCAGTGTGGACTCTAGCGGTGGTATTAATAGATTATTTTATAATACTTGGGGGATGGGGACGATAGATACTGGGATGAACTCGACAGCTATCACCACATTGACGTTGACATCAGAAAATTATTTCAGAGAAGGTTCGGTGTTTACGTTGTATGGAAGGCCGGATTCATAATGGCTAATGAACTTCTTGGGATTGCAAAAGCCGACGGTAGCGCTAGCACTTTAACTGTTTCTAGTATCCCTCAAACGCATAAAGATTTAGAAATCTTTTGGACATCAACCACATCTGACACGGGTTCTACTTGGTATAGCGATGATTTCTATGTGAACACTGTGGACAGCGAGGCTAATTATGATATCCAGCGGATTATTTGGTATAACGCAGGAGGCTCTTACGCCAATAATAGTGTTTCGTCAGGCCACGGTTATAGCAACGTAGCAAATTATACTCCGTCTATGGGAACTACTGATAGCGGCCAAGGCGGAGGGGCTGGTAATTGGTTGTCATGTTATTTACCTGAATACACTGACACTTCTAGTTACCAGCAGGTATTTTGGGAGAGTGGTGGAATAAAAAATTCCAATGCTTGGGCAGGAGGTTGGGGTGCTGCCTACAAATACGGTGAAACCTCTGCCGTGACAAGTGTCTCTGTAAAAAACGCTGGTAATCAGGTTTACCAGACAGGGAGCGCTTTGCTCGTTTACGGAATAGATAGGACTACATAAAATGAGTGGTAATATTATTGAGTTTGATTGTTCAACCCAAACCCAAACGGTACGGGCTATGACAGCAGAAGAAATTGCTGAACATGAAGCTATTGCTGTTAAGGCAGCAGAGCGTCGTGCTGAACAAGATGCTGTGGCTGAGAAAGCTGCTGCGGATAAAGCGTCAGGTAATCAGAAACTTAAAGATCTTGGTTTAACTGACGACGAAATCGCTGCTATTACTAGCTGAGGATTGTTATGCCGTTTGGATCGAGTAAAGCCGCAATGATGGGAGCCGCCGGTGGTAAATCACCAGTGGAATTTTCTGGTGGGTCTAGCTCTATTGTCGGTGATTACACTTATGTGACGTATACATCAAGTGGGACGGTTACTTGTGTTACTGGCGGCGAAATTGATTTGCTATTAGTCGGTGGCGGCGGTGGCACTAGAGCGCTAACTGGCAGCAACACTGGCGGTGCTGGTGGCGGCGGTTGTCTTGCTGGTACCGCAGTCGAAGTGGAAGCCGGTACATATTCTTTAACTATTGGCGATGCTGGCGATACGTCATCTGACGATAATGGTGGTGACACCATTATTAATATAGCTGGCTGGAATCTTTATGCCTGTGGCGGAGGCTACGGTGGTTACGGCGGTTGGGGTTCCTGTTTTTCTGGCGGATCGGGAACTAACACCGGTCAGGTAACTCCTTACCAGCGTGCAGGTGGAGCAGGCGGTGGAGGCGGTGTGTGGTACGGCTACTGCGCTGGCGGTCCCGGCTACGGTCAATCCACTTACAGTTCTGGTACCGGTAGCGGTGGAGGTACTTGGAGTACCAATCAGGCAGGTAACGGTTGGGGAAGTTTCAACTCTTATAACAACGTAGGTGGCGGTGGCGGCGGTGCCGGTGGGAACACGGCTAGCAGCGTAGAAGGTGTCGCTGGTTATACGTGGTTAGATGGCAATGTATATGGTAGCGGTGGCGATGGAGGCAATAGTGACCAAAATCCTCCTGCTAGTGCTTATGGGCGAGGCGCAGGTTACCACAACCAAAATCCCCAAGCTGGTGTGCTGATCGTGCGTTACTTAACGGATGGATAGCTGATGAGAACTTTTGCACAAGTAGACGAAAACAACATTGTGGTTAACCGTGCCGTATTTGAAGATGACTGCACTCCTGTAGATTTAGGGTGGTCTGGGTGGTACGAAACCGCACATAACATCCGAAAAAATTGGGCATCTATTGGTTCGACGTTTGTTCCAGAAGCAGACGGTTATCCTCTTGGATTGTTTTATCCTGCATCTCCACATAATGGCTGGGTGTTAGATGCTGACTATGTGTGGGGTCCACCTGCCGACAAACCTTACCCAGATGGCTATGGCGAACCACCTAATACTTGGTGGTGGGATGATCTGATTGAGGACTGGGACCAGAAATCCCCTGCTCCTGAACCAGAATGAACATCGTAGACGCACCCGGCAAAGTAAACACCGGTCGGCCACTCAAACCATTCGGCATAGTCGTCCACCACACAGCCTCAAACCGCAACGCAGACCCCGACAACGTGATCGCAATGTGTGTTCGAGGAGTCAACAAGGTACCCGGACCTTTATATAACTACCTCATAAAACGTGATGGTACCATTGTCAAGTTGACTGCTGAGAACGTGAAAGCTAACCACGCTGGCCGTGGCTTACAGTCAGTGTTGACACGAATGCAGCAGAATAATCCTGTTACTGGTGACGCTGCTAGTGCCGGTAAGATCAGCGCTAACTCTCGTTTAATAGGTGTTTCAATTATTAATGACGGGTTGGGGGAAGATGTGCCCGAGGCACAGATGGACGCACTCGTAGATTTGTGCGCCTTTCTGTGTGACGGACATAAATGGAATCCCGATTGTGCTGTGATAGGTCACAAAGAATGGACTTCACGTAAGGTAGATCCCTCATTCTCGATGAGTGAACTTCGGGGGATGGTTCACCGTCGCATGGTTACAAGCGTTCCTGTAATGACTTTACCTAAAGAACCAGAGGACGGGCTTGTTCCGTTCCCCGGAACGCTACGCAAAGGCTCACGCAGCCAAGCAGTTGTTCATGTTCAACGAGTAGTAGGAGCTTTAGCCGACGGAATATTCGGGCGTGGTACACTCGCCAAAGTAAAACAATGGCAGCGAGCTAAAGGGCTTGTTGCAGATGGCGTAGTTGGTCCAAAAACTTGGGCTGCTATGCAGATACGGAGACAAGAAGTTGTTCAACCAGCGTTTTATTAAAGACAGTTTGGAACGTGGAATCTCTACCTTTGCTCAGGCATGGGCCGCAGCTATGGCTGTACCCGGACCTGACTGGGGTGATTCCTTGAAGATCGCCGGAGTTGCGGCGCTTATCGCTATTGCTAAGGCTGTTGCTGCCAGAAAAGTGGGAGATCCAGAAACAGCATCGGTTACTAGCTAGAAAGATGAGGCTGTCCGGTGCCGCTCCCTGCCGTCAATCCGTACAACAAAGATGAGATTGAGTATCAAGAGCCGGGGTTCGACTACGCCCCGAAATATCCGGGCAGCTACGATTACAACGAAAGCGGAATTGCTTATGCGGAGTCCGGCTTTCCTTATCAGAAACGTGATGCGACTGTATCCGCCAGCACTATTGCGTGTTCGGCGGATCTGTCGCCCGTTTTTGCTTATGTTTATACACCGAAACGTCCGGGTGGCATAGGCTATTCAAGCGGTTATGACTACAACAAGACCGGGTTCGATTACAACGAACGTGACACCTCGATACCCGATAACCGTCTCTTGGTGGATTACAGCCAGTCGGGTATTAGCTATTCCCAGCCTGTTGATACTGGTCATACTGTTACGGTCATTGCGACACCGGCCACAATCGGTGTTACGACGACGTTTTCGGCGAGCCCGTCGGTCCCAGCGACAGTTACTCCGTCAACAGTTGCTTGTCCGGTAGTAATTGTACCTTCTGTTACTGCCAACTCAATCAGCGTACACGGCGGCATAACTGCTCCAGCTACTCTCCCCACACCCACCATCTCAGCGACCGTTACAGCGGCTACGGTGGCGACTGCGGCGACGTTCCCCGGTCACTCGCTCTACATCACTGTCGATGCGACGCCGGGAGTCATTGCAGCTACCACAACGATGCCATCAGAAACACCGAGCGGCAACTTTACTGCAACCCCAGCAGTTATTGGTATCCAAGTAGCAATACCGACAGTTCCGATGTTCGAGCGTTTAGTTATGCCTTCCGAAGATACGTTACCTAGAGCTATCAATCCACAAGATAGCTCCCCAGCGGCTTACGCATTAATGAGACATTTCGCGCCCGGTGCTAAGGGAACAAACATTTTTATTGTTGATGAAACAACAGTTCAAAGCTATTTGCCAGCAGATTGGAGTACTGTTAGTCGTTGGATCTATGGAGGACACGCCAGTCCAACTGATTTAACATCTTCAGAAGTATCACTTTTAGCTTCCGCCGGATACTCATTTAACGCAGGACCAGAATAATGCCTATTTATTGTTACCGTTGTCTCGATTGTGGATTATCACATGAAATTCGTCATGGGTTTGATGAAACCTATGAGGGAATCTGTGACGGATGTGGAGGTGTTGTCCGTAAGTACTTTGGTGAAGTGCATATCGCTGCGTCAGCTACACCAACAAGAGGTATGCATGATGGTAAATCGATTGATTGGTCTGGGAGTAAAGCTAAAGAAAGAGATAAAGAAAGGGATATGGCAGCCTATAAACGTCTCCGATCTGAAGGTATTCAGCCGAAGAGCATTGATGGCGCTGCCAAAATGGAACGAGAAGCCTCAACCTCTCACGAAATCACAGCGGGGACACTTCTCCAAGGGCCGAAGTCAGAAAAGAAACGCAAAGAACGTGCCCTTAATGACGTTCTTGGGAGTTAACGATGACAGCACAAATATGGATTGACGAGACACGAGACATGCTTCTCTCAGGCTATGTTGAAGAGTTGCTATTAGTCGGTTCTCCCGCAGTAACAAATGCAACTAGTACAGCATTTACTGTTAGCGAGGCCGCTAATTCTGGGATTGTTAAAGGTGTCATTATAGAAATAAACGAAGAATTGATGTATGTCACATCAGTGGATGGCACAACAGTCAATGTTTTACGTGGATATGGAGGCTCAACAGCTTCCGCTACTGGACATGCGGTTAATTCCATCGTCCGGGTATCCCCTAAATTCCCTACACATCGCATTATTGATGCTTTAAACCACGATTTACGTGATCTTTCTGCACCAAATTCTGGTTTATTCCAAATGAAAACGACAAGTTTTACATACAACGCCCCTGTCGATGGTTACGATCTTGCCGGTTTAACAAACGAAGATATTCAATCAATTTATTCAGTGACATACGCTGAAATTGGAGTAGAGGCAAGAGAACCAGCAGTTAGTTCTTGGAAATTAAAACGAAATAGAGATACAGCTACATTTTCTAGCGGCATGGCTCTCATACTTTATGGGGCAGCATGGCCCGGTAAAAAAGTAACAGTTCTTTATAAGTCTCCATTTGGTTCAGTAACTGATGGGACTACTACTTTGTCGTCTATCGGCATTTCCTCAACTGCCTATGATTTGCCTCCACTTGGGGCAGCTATGGCCTTAATGACTACTCGTCCCATCCGACGAGAGTTCCTCGACGCTGAAGGCACTTCCCGAATGGCTGAAGAAGTACCTCCCGGCGCTATCTCTGCATCCTTTAGAGATCTAATGGGACGCAGAAGGGCTCGCTTAGAAGCAGAAGCAGCCCGATTAGCAGCTATGTACCCACAAAATCTTAAAGACAACTCGTCAAGCCGACCAGTTGGCAATTGGGGTCGGTACTGGTCGTGAGTTTTAATGCTGAATCGTTACCAGTTGAATTGGATGGTGTCTCTTATTTAGTAGATACCACTCAGTATCGACGAACAACGGTTCCAGTTGCCCGTCAACAGCGAGACAACAGTCGTGAAGCTGGTGAAAACACTTTGGATACGACCGGTGCGTGGGTTCGCTCACAAACAGATTGGTCTTACGGTGCAGGTCAACTTTATTTAGATAATGAAGATTCAGATAGACGGCGCTTCTATTCTTCTTCTGGAATTGACATATGGACTAAAGGACAAATTACTTTACTCCCTGTAACAGAAAGTCCAGATGGAACCAACACTCCTTCATACACAACCGGTGAAATTTTCACTTTAGCTGTCACTAATTCTTCGGGTACTGAATATATTTATGTTGGGCAAGCCAACAAACTTTTTTGGACAGCGAATCCTGCTGGTTCTGCACCTACATGGAATGCAAGTGCAGGTATTACCGTCGGAGGAACTATCACGAGCCTCACCAGCGACGGTACCGATGTATATATCGGGTTTGACGGTGTAATTGTTGCAGAAAAAACAACAATAGGTTCAAGCTCGACTAGTGCATTCGGTGCGTTAAGTCCCAATCTTATTAAAATTGTGGCAGGCCGCATCATCGGAGCCGACGACAACACAATCTTTGAATTAGATTCCGCAGGTGCTAAAGCAAGTTCATCACTTGATTATGCACTTCCCATTTCTACAAGCAAATGGGTTTCTGTAACAGCAGGCGCTAACGGAATATATGCAGCAGCAAATACCGACAACTCTGGCTCTATCCATTACATCGGAGTTAGCGCAACCGACGGGACACTCACAACTCCAACCATTGCAGCGTCCCTCCCTCGCAATGAAACCATCAACGAGATTCTTGCTTACGGCGGAGTACTCGGCATTGCAACAAGTATTGGTTTTCGTTTAGGTCTTATCGATCAAACCTCTTCAGGTATCACCATCGGCCCA